AAATAGGGCAAGCCCGCAGGCATCGATCAGACCGTCCTCTGCTCGGCCTCAAGCTGCCACGCGGTTTCTGCTGACCACTCCTCGCGCGAGGTATTCCAGGCCGTGACCTTGGCCAGGATGATCAGCACGTCGCCGGTGGTGTTGGAGGCGCCGAGGCCGGGAATGCAGGTGATGGTCACGTCTTGCCCCGGCCATACATCGGTGAGCTCGGGCGCCTCGTGATCGGTGCAGGTGATTGAGACCTTGTATTGCCGGAACTGCGCGACCGAGATATCGGCCAAGGCGCCGCGGCAATCGCGCGCCAGGTTGGCGGCCTGATCGATCGGCGCGAGCGTCATGGTGATGCCGCGAACGGCATATTGCGAGAAGTCGATGTCGTCGATCGCCAGCAGTGTGTAGGGCGGATGCGCCATCAGGAATACCGGCTTGGCTTGCGGCCACCGGATCGAACCTGTGCCAGCGCCGCCTCCTTGCGCAATTGATCGGCCACGCCGGACGAGGCGCGCACGGTCACGCTGCCACCGCTCGGCAATCCGAGCGTCAGCGTCCCGAGATTGCCGCCAGCAAGCCCGCCACCGGCGAACGCCGGCATCGCTCGCGGGACCATGCCCCCGAGCGCAAACCGCCCCATGCCGTTGAGCACCGCCGACAGATTGCCACCCGAGCGCCGCAGTGCCTCAAGGAACGCGAGCACGCCGGGCTGGGCGACGGCCGCCGCCGGTGTGATGTATTCCCCGCGTGAGACCCAGGCGAGATTGCTGTCTGACGTTCCGGTGCCACGGCCACCGAGCAAGCCGCCACTGGCCGCGCCCCCCCCTGGTCGCAGCATATTCATGACCCCTTCGATCGCGTCCTGAATGCCGGCCATTGTTCGGTCAACTGTGTCGAAGCTTTGCGAAATTGCGCCGATGCTGCTCTCCAGCGAGTGCTTAACACCATTGAGGCTATTAGCGAGTGCATCCATCGCGGTATTGATCGCATTGAAGATGTTTCTTAGCCGTTCGACTGCTTGACCACGTATGGAAGCACCAGAACTAACAACGCCGCCATCAGCATAGCCGGGGATGCCGCCGCCGCCGCGCCGCAGCGCCTCGAGCAACCCGAGCACGCCCGGTTGCCGCACCACGCGCGCCGGCATGATGTGCTCGCCACGCGAGACCCAGGCGAGATTGCTGTCCGACGTTCCAGTACCGCGACCTCCAAGCAGACCGCCGCTGGCCTTGCCGGGAGCGCCGTCGCCGGTTGCCGGTGCCGATGGCTTTAGCCCGATGAACTTCAGCAGTTTATCGATTGCGCTCTGGATCGCGCTGGTTATATCGTTCCATACCCGCACACCGGCCGCGATTGGATCCCAGTTCCAACTGGCGAGCGTTGATGCAAAAGTGGAAAGCGTGGGTTGTGTGGTCTCCGCCGCCGTCCCGACCTGCTGAAATGCTTGTGCACCCGTCTGACCAGTTGTTTGCAGCGCTTGATTGGTTTTGTTGATTGCTTCAGGCATCCCGGTGAAGGGATTGGGCACAATCTGAAATGATTGCTTGGCTTGCTCCGCTGCCTGCCCGGTTTCTTGCAGGGCTTGCTTGGTCGTATTGATTGCTTCAGGCATCCCGGTGAAGGGATTGGGCACAATCTGAAATGATTGCTTGGCTTGCTCCGCTGCCTGCCCGGTTTGCTGCAGAGCCTGATTGGTTTGTTGAACCCCTTGTGTTGCTTTCTGTGCGTCGCCAAAAATGGCCTGGAGAGCCTGTGAAACTATGCCTGGAATAGTGAGAGTTCCCAAAAGCTGCCCTAATTTGGCCACGGCATTTAACAGATTCTCCCATGAGAAACTTGCGACCAGTGTTTTTAACGCCTGTAATTCCTGAGTCAGTGCACTGATTGTCGACGGCATTCGGCCGAATGCTTCAACGCCCGCCGCAGCCGTGTTGATGATTGCCGCCTTGATCGTATTCAGGTCACCACTAAGTTTGGCGGCTTCCGTTGCAAAAAACGAACTACTCAATGACTGCTTTAGCCGGACCCAGGCACTATCGACGCCCTGAATTGAAACACGCATTCGCTCAAAAGCGGCGGCCGACTCCGGTGGGATCAGAACGCCGGCGCCTTGTATGCGTCGCCAAATCTGATCTACAACGCCGAGCTTGCCGCCGAGCGCTTGGATTCGATCCACGTCTTCTGCGGTGATACCGAATTTTTTACCGACCTCAATGGCGCTGGCGCGGTCAGCGTTGGCAATGAATTTAACAAGCGCCTGGCCCGCGACCTGACCGGACTGCTCGGCATTTTTCAATGCGATGGCGACGCCATTGATCTTACTTTCCGCCGTCACTAGCCCGTCAAATTTGATATCCTTCGATCCGGCTATGATTTGCTGAATGATCGGGAGCAGTGTTGCTAAACTATTGGCGGATGTCTTGGCGGCGTTATCGCGCGCTTCGCCCAATGTCTTTTCAGAGCCCGTCACCGTACCAAGCAGGTCATTTATTTCTTGCAATCGCCCAGCTTCAGCAAATGTGAGTTCGCGACCTTCGCTCTTCTGCCGCAACTCGATCAACTTCTTTTCGGCTTCCAGCGCCGCATCTGTCGATTCCTTTATTTTAGAACCGACATCGACCTCGCTGATCTTGGTGATAATGTCGCGATATTTTTCGGCGCCGATGCCGAGCTGCTCAAATGCTGCCTGGCCTTGTTGCAACGAGTTAAAGGATTGCCCCGTATCCTTGGCCAGCGTTTGCAATGAATTGTTTAATTTTTCATAGGCGCTTGCCGCCGCTGTGACCGCTTTCTCGATCGCTTCAAAAGCAACCACTGCGCCCGCAACAGCCACGACAACAGGCGCGATCGCAACCGCTGCCGCAGTCAGTTCCGGCGCAAGCAATCCGATTGCTTTAACGGCAGTGTTAGCCCCACGCGCCAAATGCAAGAGAGATTGGGCTAATGTCCGATGCCTCGCGACCACCAGCCCGATTTCTACTCCGGTCTTTGCAATCTCTGCAGTCAGCTTTAAAATTTCGGCGGATGTCTTCACCGTCTCTAGCGAGACCCCGCGCAGGGACTCCGATGCTTTATCGGCCGAGCCTTGGACGGTGTTGAATTGTTCTGCTGTCGTTTGGCTGGCCTCGCCGGCCTTAGCAATTCCTTCGGCCGCCGTCGTGCCCGCCTCGTTGACACCGGCAAACGCCTCGTCGCCAGCCTTGCCAATATCAGCAAGCTGCTTTGCGACCTCGTCGCCACCCTCAAGCGCGATCTGAACCGATATCTTGTCGACCATGGCCTGCTACGTGTCTTTGAGATATTTACGGAACAGATCGGCGATCTTCGCCGCGTGTTCCTTGACGATTTCGGTTATGCGCCACTTCTTCGGGATGCGAACTGACGGTACGCCGATGTAGAGCGGCTTGCGATCGCGGTCGCGATCATTGGCATCGAACAGCATCGGCTTGCCGCGGACAGTCGCCGAGGTCAGTTTCTTACCGGATCGGCTGGCCCGCGGTCCGCCGGCTGTGGTCGGTATCCACAACAGCGGCTTGCCTTGGATTGTTGCGCCGTGTTCGAACACGCCGGCAAAGCCGAACTTGTGGAAAATAATGACTTTGGGCTCGCCGCCTTCCTGCGCAGGCACCATCCGAAATTGCAAACCTTGCTGCCATTTCGGCCCGAACTTGCCGGCGCCAGCAATGTTGCTGCGGCCTTCCTTCACCGCGTTGTCGGCAGTCTCACGCAAAGCCGCATTCGCTGCCGTGGCAATCGCGCGCTGCTTGGCACGAACGATGTTGGTCAAGGCCGACTGATCAACCGTAAGCTCAAACTTTACGGCCATGCTCATCTAGCCCGCTAATTTCCTTGAGCGTTTTTTCGATTACCTTGCTGTCGCCCTGCGCGCCGATCGCGGCGATCACCAATGCGTCGGCCCGCTCGATGCGATCAAGCTTGTCGCCGAATTCACGATAGGCCCAGACCTGTCGCGGTGTCAGCGTCATTGCATGGTCGGGTGGGAAGCCCCGTCGGACGAGGGCGGTGAGGTCGATGGCGATCGCCTCAAGCGTACTTTGACGACCTTTGCTCCTTCGTTTGTCCCGCTGACGAGTATCGTCAGTTCCTGCACGAAAGAGCCAACCCCGTTTGGGAATGTCAGTCCGAAAATTGCCCGCAGAAATTTGAGTTGATATTCCGGTAACAGTTTCGCGGCAAGTTGCTCGTACCTGGCGTCGCCGAGATGCCCACACCCGGCGGCGATGATAGGTCCGGCCGCTGCACCACATGCCTCAATCAGGCGCACAACGATGTCGCCGCCAACATCACCGCTGGCAAGCGATTTCAAGCCCGGAAATCGCGCGACAATGGATGCGATGGCATCGACGGAAATGCCGCGCACCGTCACCCGATGTCCGTCGATCTTAACCACCTCGACCGCGGTCGAGGGCGCAATGTCCAGAAGGTCTGCCATGATGTTCCTATGCTGTTGCAGTTTCGTCCCTGACCGTCCAGACGCCGAAGTTGCCATTGGCGTCTCTCTGCACCTCAGCCTCAATCTCGATCGTCGTGAAGTCGTCGCCATCGGTGATGAAGCTGAAATCACCGGACGGGACGAATGAGACGGTTGCATCAAAGTCGACCTGCTGGCCGATATCATTGGTGCCGACGACCTTGATGTCGCCGCTAAACTCGGCCTTCGACAAGCCGCTAAGGGTGATGTTGCCATCGCTATCGGTGCCCTGCTCGGCCAGCGCGAAGAAGCTGAGGTTCTCGCCGGTGATCTCGTCGAGCGTGAACTTGATGGTTGCGGCAAGTGATGTGATCGCCGTAAAATCCTTAGTTTTCACGCCTTCTCTGGAACTAAAATGCTCTTTTTTCTCGATCACCGGCGTGTAGACAAACGACGGAGCGTTGCCGAGATCGGTATAGGTAGAAGCGCCGGCTTCCTTGAACGAAACGATACCTTTGCCAATGTGATAGTTCTGGACATTCGGTGACGTGGCCATGGCAGATGTTCTCCCTTCTAGAGATCGTCGGGCTTGAGTGCATACTTGAACATGAACTGCGCGGTTAATGCTGCGTATCCCGTGCGCGTCCATCCGACATCAGTCTGACATCCGAGATAACGGATCGCGCCGTTGCCGTGCCGTCCGGTCTTCACGATCTGCTCGTTGAGCTCGGTGTCGGTCAGAACTCGCTTGATCAGTTCGCGGCGAAAGGTAGTGACGATCGAGCCGAGCACGACGTTGTCATCTTGCACCTGGACAACAATGCCGGGTGTCATCTGCACGTTGTAGGGCCGATGCGGTTGCTTCATCGACACGTCGCCGGCACCATCGGATTCCTCGTCACCGTCGAGCACGATCACCGCCGGCAATTGATCTTCCGGTATGTCAACGTTATTGCGCTGCGCCGAACGGATATTTGGGATGGCGGCGACCACTACGAGCAGCCGCGCCAGGATGTCCTCGCGAACGTCAACCATCATTCGGCCTTCAAGAGAAATCGCACCTCGCCGACATCCTCGCCGTTCGGACTGCCGCGGATTTCGTATGAGCGCACGACCCAATTGCGGCCGTTGAAGGTCAACGCCGCATCGATGTAGTCATCGCGCGCGATCCCTTTTTCAGCCAGTTCAGGAATACGGGCATAAGCGCCAGGGCCGACGCTGCGCACTTCCAGGGCGCCGCTGGCGGTCGTCTTCGGCCGGGTGTCGTCAATCACGGTCAGCGCGATTTCGCCCGCGGTGCCGGCAGCGGCCAGCGTCGCCGGCACGCCGATCTCGGCATAAACCGGATCGTACAGCAGTGCGCTATAGTCGATCATCGCGGTCTCGTCTGAACGCAAACGTGCCGATGTCCTCGCGGCCGAGATCGGTCTCGACCTTGCTTTCCGACACCAGCACAAAGCCGCACTGCTTCATCGCGAACACCAGACCCTCGCGGCTGAAGTACCAGCAATGTTCATCCGGCTTAAAATGCTTGGAGCCCAGCGCATGCTCGGCGTCGCGGAAGATCGGCAAGGACGTGAACACCCACTCCTTCACATTGGCCAGGAGCGATTGAAAATCCGGGATATGCTCGAGCACATCCCACAACGTGACAGCATCGAACGAAACCAGATGCGGATCGACCAGCAGTTTGCGCTCGTCGAGCCAAGCGATGCCGGCTGGGTTGACATCGTAGCCATAGGTCGTGCGCCGCCGCGCGCAACGGAGTTCGATGAACGCACCCGAGCCGATACCGACATCGATCAATGTCCCCCGGTAATGCCGCTCGACAAAGTTGAAGCGCGCCTGCATCAGCGCGCGCCCGAGATCGCTATTGGCGTTGCGATCGAAGCTGTCGAAATAATCCTGATCGTAAGGCGCGAACCCGACCTCGACCGGATAATGACCGATGCCGAGCTCGGGCCACCAGGTCAGGCGGCGACGCGAGAACTGCGCGACCAGCGATGGTACTGCCCGACCGGGTCGGCGATCCTCTTGTCGCAGTCGTGCAACATATTCGTGCATCGGCA